GGTGGCGTTGGGTTTAGGGGTGTGTTGGTGTATGGTGCTAGCCTAGCGTCTATCAAAGCATCTGCTGCTCTGATCTTAGATTCTATATCTTGGCTGTATTCAGCTTTAAACTGCTCTCTTTGAGATGGATCTACTACGATGCGCTCAACCACATCATCGACACTACAGTAAGGCACACTCTTGATCTAAGTAATCAAATATTTATCTTTGTTGTTGGGATGATATGATGATAATATGATAAGATCATAGCTTCCTATCACAAATTTTTTAAAAAGCATCTGTAGAACATGTTGTTGATGCCTAGACCTACTGGGGGCTTCCTAACGGTTAAGCCTCTCGAGTATGTGGAGGAGGCTGAGTACGGTGTATTCCCAGCAAACCCAACTATGCAGTGGGTAGGTGTGGTTCAAAGCATATCTCAAACCTTAGATGCTGGTGCTGAAGAGGTTGAAGCTCAGAGGGAAGACCTCTACAAGGTGATAAGAGGCTCCGAGAAACATGATCTTAAAGTCGACTACCTCCTACAAGACACATCCCTCGCAAAATATGGTGTTAACCCTCAGGGTGGAGGCTCAGGCTCAATAGATCGATCAATATCGCTTGGTCAGAGCATCCTCCTTGATGGTGTTGAGAACTTCATAAAATATTTGGGTGGCAGAGTTAACTCGATTAAGCTTCAAGGTAAGTCGGGCTCACCGATAAAGTGCACGGTAGACTTCATCTTGAGGGAGATTACACCACCTTCTCCAAGCGACTACGTAGGCACAGGCTCACACGCATCAGACCCAAACACAGACCCTTGGAGATTTGAAGACGGCTCAGTAACCTGGGGAGGAGTAGCAGTAGATGTGACTGAGATAAACGTAACAGTCTCAAGAAACCTCAAACCAATCTACACAAACCAGACCAAACCCAAATACCTACAACCAACATCTAGACGCATAACAGGAGACCTAACCGTAGTCTGGACAGACATAAGCAAGATCCAAGACCTAACCACACTCACACCAAAGACACTAACCTGGACACTAAAAACAGGAGCCTCAACACTAACATTGAACAGCGTCTACCTAACCAAGCTCGACTTACCACTAACAGTAGATGACGTAGCATATGAGAAGTATGCCTTCACAGCACTCTCAGCAACGCTAACCTAGGTGAAACATAGGTGAAGACTAAAACAGTCACAGTAGAAGGCTGCGAATACACCATCAGAAGATGGACGGTAGCGGAGAGAATAGAGTTCCTGAAGATGGCTGAGGAAGCAAAGAACCTAAGCGCAAAAGAGGTCTACGAGAAGCAGATCGAAATAATCGCCAGAAACACAGGGTTAAGCAGAGAAGAAATCTTGAAGATGGATGGCGTAGCACTAGATCTTCTACTCAAAGAGATCGTTGAGTTCAACACACCCCCTTTAGATCTAGGCGCGGCCTCGCAGAGGCGATCTACGGAGGCTCAGCAAAGATGATCTCAACCGATCCAGAAGCACAACTCATCCTAATCAAACACATATTCGCAAGAGAATACGGCTGGACACCAAAGCAAGTAGAAGAGATAGACTCTGTCGACGCAGATCTACTTCTACACACCATAGCGCTTGAGAAGAGGGCTCAGGAGGCTGAAGCTAGGAAATGTCTTATAGAGTCGAAGTAGATGGATTCGAAAAGACTCAGAGCCTAAAGACCCTAGCAGCATCACTCAAAGGCTATGTGGATGAGGCGCTCAAGCACGCAGCAGAGCTATGCGTAGCAGAAGCTAAGAGGCTCGCACCAGTAAGAACAGGTAGGCTAAGAGACTCAATAAGAATCTTAGAGCAGGGCGAAGGCTACGTTACAGTAGGCTCAGATGTGGAGTATGCTCCTTATGTTGAGTATGGAACCTACAGGATGGCGCCCAGAAGCTTCCTAAGACCAGCTGTAAACGATGCGGTCTACGCCTTCCAAGAGGTTATTGAGGTGAGGGTTGAGAGGGTTGGCTGAATTCCCCCTAGCCTTCAGATTCATCGCAGTAGGAGCTGAGGATGTTAAGGCGAGGGTTGAGGCGCTCTTCGAAGCGTACTCGAAGGGTAGGGTTACGAACGAGGAGTTCGATAGAAGCGTTAGAGAGCTTCACTCGTCGCTCATCGCTAAGGTTAGGGCTGTCAACATGCTTTCAACAGCTTATAGGGCTGCTCACCCAAACCTCATGCTATTCTCTCAAGCCATGAGCACACTCCAATCAATAGCGTACAGAGGCTTATCACTCTTCAACTCCTACATGCTTTATCAGCTCAGATTAGGCGACGCTTCTAGGGATGCTGCTAGGGCTAAGGAGGAGGCTGAGAGGGCTGAAAGAAACTACCTAGACCTACTAAGACAATACGGCGAAGAAGCACCAGAAGTCCTCAAAGCTAAGAGCGACTGGATAGAGGCGTCTGAGAAGGCTAAAGAAGCAGCTGAGAGGGAGGCTAGAGCACAGCAGGAACTCTACATCTGGTACGGCTTAACTGCTCTAACAGCAGCCGGCATGGCTTCATCAATCATAGCGAACCTAGGCAAGATAGCAGCCACACTAACACTAGCCAAAGCAGCTCTAACAGGGTTAGCTGGAGCCTTATCAGCAGGCTCAATAGCAGTAGGAGGGTTAGTAGCTGGCTTAGCACTACTAGCAGGAGGATTAGCATACAGCTTCGTAAACATCACACAGCACAAAGACGCAACCATGAGTTGGCGAGAGGCAATCCTAGCCTCAATAGAAGGCTTAAAAGGGTACCCACCAGTGCTAAGAGAGTTCCTAACCGTTTTGAGCATGGCTGCTGGAGGATGGATATTATTCGCAGAAAAAGCATCAATAGCGTTAACAGATGCTGCTGCTAAGATCTCAACCTGGGCATCAGACGTAAGCGCCAAGGTAGGTGGTTGGATATCTGATTTAGGGGCTAAAATAGGTGGATGGGTAAGTGAAGCAGGTGGCAAGATAGCGGGATGGGCTTCTGAAGCATCATCTAAGATAGGTGGTTGGGCCTCAGATGTTGGAGCTAAGATCTCAGCCTGGGCCTCTGAATCATCTGCCAAGATATCCTCTTGGGTCACATCAACCGTAGCATCCTTTGTAGATTGGACCTCGAAAGGTTTAGGTGAAGTGGCTAAGTTCACTTTAGGCGCATTATCTTCTCTATCTGGTTTCGTGGTTGAGTGGGGTGGTAAGATATCAGCTTGGGTGTCTGAGAACGCTAAGAGGTTTCTTGAAGCGGGCTCAACCTTCCTAAAGAATCTGAGTGAAGGCATCAAGGGAGGCGCAGCACTAATAGTAAACGCCCTAGCATCTATAGGTGGTCAGATAGCAGGCTTCTTCACAAACCTAATAGCATCAGCTTGGAGCTGGGGCTACAGGCTAGCGTCATCAATAGCAGACGGCATAAGATCAGCCATAAGCGCAGTACTAGCAGCTGCGCAAGAGGCAGCTAGAGCTGCTGCAGCATTCCTAGGCATAAGAAGCCCAGCAGAACAGGGACCACTAAGATACGTTGAGGAGTGGGGCCCAAACCTAATCAAAACATACGCTGAAGGCATTAGGAGAAGTCTAGGGTTACTGAGGTCAGCAGCTCTAGAAGCAGCCTCATCACTAACAGTGTCGGCACCGAAAGCATCTATCACAACCATTTCGATCAACGTGAATGTAGCATCGGGTTCAGGGGATGTTGCTAGAGAGGTGAGTAGGAGGATAGCGTATGAGGTCAGCAGGCTCATACGGTGACCTACAGTTGATCAAACCCCTCTTAGCTCAGGTGAAAGTCAAGCACGGGACCATCTACACCCTCCAGAATGAGCTACTCTCAGTAGACGTTTCTTTGAGCTGTTTAGGTAGGGCTAGCAGCTTCGAAGTCACGCTAGATGATTCAGACTTGGTGTATTATCAGATCTTTAAGCCTAATGATGAGGTTGAGATCTATGTTGGCAGATCATCGTTCACGAAGATCCTATCTGGTTTGGTTGAGAGAGTCAAAGTTAGCAAGCGCTTAAGCAGATGCGAAGTCACTTTAGCTGGGTGCGACTACAGCCAAAGGCTCCTACAGAGAATCGTCAAAGCAGCAAGATATGGTTTAGCATCAGGAGGACCATCTGAGGTAGGTGAGATCGTTAAGGATCTGCTCTCAACCCAGACGTTAGGCGAGCCACCTGAGCCCATAACAACATATCACGTTCAGAACACAGGTTACACGCTTCAGGAGATCAGGTTCAGCTACAAGCCCCTAATGGACTGCCTAAAGCAGCTAGCCGATGTTGTAAGATACACCTTCTACGTAGATGTGGATAGGGATCTGCACTTCACAGACAGGTTCAGCGAATACTCAGGGTTAACATTCGATGAATCTTCTATACTTGAGGTTGAGGTTGAGGACGATGTTGAGTATGTGAAGAATAGGGTTTATGTGCTTGGAGGCGATGAAATCAAGGTTGACGCTGCTCAAGAACAAGCTACTCAACCCGTAAGCCTACACGACAGATATTGGGCTGACGAGTTCACGCCTCAAGCTGAGGATCTGCTTCAAGTAGCGTTGTATGTGGATAAAGTAGGCTACCCGCCTTCACCACTAAGCGGCGAGCTAAGGTATGATCAAAACGGCCCCTATGGTCCCGTGATCAGAGCTTTCGAACTATCGGCCAGCAGGGTAGCATCAGGTTGGCACATAATCGACACATCAACAGCGGTCACAAGAGGGCAGAAGGTCTGGATCATACTCTACAAAACAGGCGATGCGAACAACACATACAGATGGTACTCAGACGGATCATCAAACAAAACAGATGCTTATAGCGAAGACGGGTTAAACTGGGTTGTCAGAGAAGGCTCAGGACAAGACTTCACATACAGAACCTATTGGAGAGAACCACTAGTAGCAGTAGCCAAGAACCAGAGAAGCATAGACCGATATGGTGTGAGGGAGTATGTGGAGAGCAACCCAGACATAAAAACAAGAGTAGAAGCAAAAGTAGAGGCGATAACACTATCATCAAAACTAGGCTCACTAAAAAGAACCATCAGAATCAGAGCTGAAGCACCAGACCAACCAATCTACGCAGGCACACTAGTAGGCCTAAACATACCTAGTTTAGGTATACAAGGATACTACCCGATCACACAAGTAGACTACAGGATAAGAGGCTACGAAACACACGAAGTAGAGTTCACGGTGGTGCAGGAAGTTGACTAGCGTAGAAGAAATCATAGCAAAACTAGCAGAAGACATAAGAAGACAGAAGGTAGGCCAGCAAGCGCTAAACGCATCAGCAAAGCTCAACCAAATCGAGCTCCTAGCAGAAGAAACAAAGCTAAAAGACACCACATACAAAGACAGAGCACACCCACAATTAAGTGAGCAAGCAACAACAGCGGACTACAGCTTCACACACATCAAAACAACATCAACACAGCTAGTAGATGAAGCGAAGGTGATGTTCACTGAAATCTGAACTCAAACTAAGAGGCTCACTCAAAATATCCGTGAAGGATGCTAAATCGGGCTGCGAAGTAGATAGGAGAGAAGTCAACAACCTAGTTGTTAATGTCGGTAAGCAGCAGGTAGCAGATCTGCTCATAGGAGCGTCAACAACAAGCTTCAACTACTGCGGAGTAGGCTCATCAAACCAAACACCCACACCATCAGACACAGACCTCATCCAACCCATAGGCAGAAAGATGGTAACAGACAGATTCAGAACAGCGAACAAAGCAACATTCAGCACATTCATCTCATCACAAGAGCTCAACGGAACCTGGAGGGAATGCGGCCTATTCACACACCAAACAGGAGGAGTAATGCTATCAAGAGCAGTATTCACACCAGAAATCATCAAAGATCAGAGCAAAACCGTGACAATAGACTGGGACATCGAGGTGACTTGATGGATATACCTGAGCCTTTGACGAAGATTGCACACATATTCTTCGGATTCATATCAACACTAGCGTCTCTGATCAACCCAGCTTTAACCGTCACCTCCGCAGCACTATTTGTGATCTACGAGCTAGACGAAGAATTTAGGCTGAATGACGAAGCATACCAGGAGATAAGGGAGTACCTCTACGGAGCATCAGCAGCCCTAACCCTACTCATACTAAAGGTGATCTCAGCTTGATTCTTGTATACCTAAACCAATCAGAACCACAGCTACCAACCGTAGCCGAAGCCGATAAACCCTGGTATCTAACGTTGGTTCTGCTTCTCATATTCGGCTTATTCACACTCTTCTACTCAACCTTCCTCTTCAACCTAGGTAGGGGTGATGAGCTTAGAGATTTC